AAATTAATATCGCCGCTGCCTCCGGTGGTAATTGTAATGCCACCAGTACTATTAATATTGGCAGTGACAACATTGGCAGCAACAACATTGGCTGTGGTATTGATATTACCAGTGGCAACGACTCTGCCGCTGGTGATTAGATTGCCACCAGTGATGTTAGCCGTTGCAACAACCTGACCTGCTGTATTTAAATTTCCGCCAGTGACATTTCCAGTTACACTGGCATTGCCTCCAACTGTCAGTGCTCCGGTAAGATTTGCATAACCAGCAACATCAAGATTGCCCAAGCCATCTTTACCAACTTGTAGATTGTTTTGAATACCAATACTACCAATTTCACCGTTGTTGACCAGAACGATTGCAGTATCGCCATTCTGGCTATAGATAAATCCGCCATTGACAATGATATTACCAGAAACCAAAGTTACATTGCCAGGTTCAAACAATAATCCAGATGTAGTACCTGTGGTAATTTTATTACCCAACACTTCAACATTGGCAGCAGCAATTAAATTATTGCCATTGACATTTCCTGTGATATTGGCTCTACCAGCTGTGACAAGATTACCACCTGTAATATTTCCAGTTGCACTAATTAATCCTGCAGTGGTAATGTTACCACCTGCAATGTTTGCTGTGACAGTGGCATTGCCTGTAACTGACAAAGTGCCAATGTTACCAATACCTGTAGTAATTAAATTTCCACCTGTGATGTTGGCTGTGACAGTGGCATTGCCTGTAACTAACAAAGTGCCAATGTTGGCAATACCTGTAGTGGTTAAGTTACCACCTGTGATGTTGCTGGTTGCGGTAATTAAACCTGCCGTAGTGATGTTACCACCTGCAATGTTGGCAGTGACCGTGGTGTTTCCTGTAATGGCGGCAGTTCCTGTGACCGCCAATGTTCCAATATTACCAATACCTGCAGTGGTTAAGTTACCGCCAGTGACATTACCTGTGGCACTGATCAAACCTGCAGTGGTGATGTTACCACCTGCAATGTTTGCTGTGACAGTTGTGTTGCCTACCACTGTGGCTGCACCAGTTACTGCCAAAGTACCAACGTTGGCAATACCAGCGGTAGTTAAGTTGCCACCAATAACATTACTGGTAGCAGTTGTGTTTCCTGGGAATGTGACATTTCCAGTGTTGTTAAATGTAGTTACATAACTTCCTGCTGTAATTGTAACATTGGACAGACTACCAACAACGTTGTTGGTGCTGACTATGCCATTGCTGACAATATTACCGCCAGTGACATTACCTGTGGCACTGATCAAACCTGCAGTGCTAATATTACCACCTGCAATATTTGCTGTAACTGTTGCGTTACCTGTAATAGTAGCAGCACCGGTTACTGCCAAAGTACCAATGTTGCCAATACCTGTGGTTGTAAGATTGCCACCTGTGATATTACCTGTAGCTGTGATCAATCCAGCAGTAGTAATATTGCCGCCGCTAATGTTGGCAGTAACAGTAGTGTTACCTGTTATTGCAGCAGTACCCGTTACAGCCAAAGTACCAATGTTAGCGATACCTGTAGTGGTTAAGTTACCACCTGTGACATTTCCTGTGATACTTGCTAGTCCACTGGCACTAATATTACTAAAACTGGCATTTCCTGTGTGTGTTGATGTACCGGTGACAGACAGCGTGCCAACATTGGCTGTACCAGTTGTGGTTAGATTGCCACCTGTGATGTTACCTGTGGCTGAGATCAATCCGGCTGTGGTAATGTTACCACCAGCAATGTTTGCTGTGACTGTGGTATTACCTGTTATAGCAGCAGTGCCAGTTACAGACAATGTGCCAATGTTAGCAGTACCAGCGGTTGTTAGATTACCACCTGTAATATTAGCAGTTGCGTTAATTAGACCCGGAGTGGTAATATTACCACCTGCAATATTGCCAGTTACATTGAGATTTCCAGTGACGTTTCCAGTAATTGATGCACCACCAGTTACTGCCAGTGTACCAATGTTAGCTGTACCTGTAGTGGTTAGATTGCCACCTGTGATGTTACTGACAGCGGTGAATTTTCCTGAAGATGTCAGTGTAGCGGCCAATGTATTGCCACCATACCACTTGAATCCCAACGTATCGGATACAATATCCACTGCTGTCCAAACATACCCAGTTTCAGCTCCAATTGCATAATTGGTTTCTGCTGGATTGTTAAACCCATAAATGCGGAGACGCTCTGCTGCAGTATTGCCTGGTCCAGGAATAGAAACGTTGGTATTGGTACTGCTAAACAGTGTGGATATTGAATTGCCGCTGGAAATGTTACCTGCAACACCAAGATTACCTGTGACATTACCACTTCCTGTTACAGAAAGAGTACCAACATTGGCGATACCAATTGTGGTTAAGTTTCCACCTGTGATATTTCCTGTGGCTGTGATCAACCCAGCAGTTGTAATGTTACCACCTGCGATGTTGGCAGTGGCTGTGATGTTGCCAGTTGCGTTAATTAGACCCGGAGTGGTAATATTACCGCCTGCAATATTACCAGTTACATTGAGATTTCCTGCAACATTGCCGGCAATTGATGCACTACCAGTTACTGCCAGTGTACCAACGTTAGCAGTGCCAGTTGTGGTTAGATTGCCACCTGTGATGTTTCCAGTGACACCAAGCGTACCAGCAACATTGGCGCCAACTGTTGTAATAACAAATACATTGGCAACACCGCCAACATTGGCCAAGACGTTGCCGCCTGCACTATCAATTCTTACATTTGAACTGCCATTGTTGATGTTGGCAACTGAGGTAATAACCCCAGATAAAAAAGCACCATTGCCTAGAATATAACTACCAGAAACATTGCCTGTTGCTGAAATATTGCTTGAAGCAATTAAATTGTTGGCGTTGACATTGGCTGATACCGCAACAAATTGTCCGCTTAGATTACCAACTGTGACATTTCCGTAATTGTTGACTGTGACAATTTCATTGGTGATTGAAACATCAGTGGCTAAAATTAGATTAGCAGCGGAATTGTCGTATCCTACAAAGGCTGATTTTTCGCTTGTTGTATAATACCAAAGCTGTTCACCTCGATCCTTGCTGTCATTGCTGACCAGCGGTGCATTGTTTGGTCCACGACCAATGCCAATGATAGGATCTTGTATGTTGAGATTGGTTACATTAATATAGCTAGTAGTGCCGTTGACAGTAAAATTGCCAGTGACCAATGCATCGCCTGTTACCCTTAGAAGAGCAGTGGCTTTGTCAAATGTCAATGCAGCATTGCCGGCTACTATACCACTATCGTTAAACAACACCTGTGTGTTAGAACCTGGTGCAGCAATATTACCTACAATATTACCAATAAAGTTAGCAGCAGTGACATTTCCAGAGAATGAACCTGTGGTAAGAGTTACTGAGTTAGCCCAGACTCTATTACCATTGCTTTGTATTGTGAGAATACTGTTGGCAACACCGTTACCTAAATTAGGCTCGGCTTGCCCCACAGATAGGTATTGATAACGATCGCCAGTGAGTTGATCTAAAGGAACTACTGGTACGCGGCCACTAAGCAGTTTTGGTCCGTTTGCCATATTATCCCACCAACGATTCTAGCAAACTCAAAGTTATCTGCCCGCTGTCATTGGCACTGGCAGAAATTTGAAAATTTTCCCCAACATTGAGTATTAATCGTCCGGTCAATACTGTTATCGCGTCTGCTGTTGGCAGCAACGCATTTTTAATTAATGAAGTAGAGCTAGTGGCATTTGACACATTGGCCGACACGGTGATAGTTCCGCCAGTTAAATTACTGACCTGAGCCATGAGCACCACTGTGGCATAGCCAACTGGTGGAGTATAGACTGTGGTCATAGCTGTGGTTACATTTGCTCTGACTGTTTTAAAAACGTTTAATGCGCCTGCCATAATTTTTCCTTATCCAATTACTTATGGTCCTTCTGATAGGGCCAGAATGTAGGGTGTCATCTGAGCAAACAAGGCTTTGTAGAAATAAGTTCCTTCAATAGTTCCTTGAGCTTGATTAATAATAAAACCAGAACCAACTTTAAAATTGCCTTTTTGATCAGTGCTTGTAAATGTAACCACTCCGCCATTGGTTTGTATGACTTCATTAGCCTCAATTGGTATCCCACCATACTGAGGTAGAGCCGTTGCTGGATTTGTGCCAGCACCCACATATTCAAATGTATGCGCACTGGCAATAATTGCACTGCGTGTGTAAAACTCAACACTGGTACTTGGTGCCAAATTTGCTGTATAGGTCTGTTGAATGTACACATCAGCAACGTTTGCACTGATGGGAAGAATAGTATCAATGGTGTAGTATTCTGGATCACCAGCAATTTTCATCACTGTGTTGACATGCGGTGTTCCGTTGGCAAGATTGTCAAGTCTAAACAACCCATTGGTACTGTATCCAACAGTGACGCCGGATGTTTGCAATGGGCCAATGCCGTCTGCAATCAAACCATAATTACCAATGCTACAGTCTGATCCATTGAGTGTGCAAAAACTTCCTGATTCAACTTTGATGCCTATGTTGCAGGCAATGGTATAGATGTTGACAAGTTGACTATATCCACTGTTGACGATGTATATGCCGTTACCGCCTTGATTGATGATAGTGAAGAACCCAACAATCATTGCCTTGGTACTTGCCGAACTAACTAAATTTCCGTCAATTTTTACTGCGGTACCAGTGGTAGTTGAACTGGTTAAATTTTGAATGTACGGGCTAACAAAAATATTTTGTGTTGGGGTAGCAGGGTTAAAACTAAACCCATTGGCCAAATAATTTTTAATAGTAATGCCCCAAACATAAGTGCCATTGGTCATATAAAACAAATCACTAGCCGGTGTCTGAGGAATAATTGCAACGTTTCTAAGATTGTCGCCTATCAAACTAACATTTGCCGGAATTGTTATGGGATTAATTTCAGTATAAGTTCCCGGCGCCACATGAACTGCAGTACCAGATGTGGCTGCAGCCAGTGCTGCTCTAATAGTCAGGAATGGAGTATTAAGTCCACCATTGTTAGAATCGCTGCCATTCTTGGCCACATAGAGTTGATTTGTACTGGCCGGAATTTGGCCAATAAAATTACCAGTGGTGGTGATGTTACCAGTTGCATTAACTGTGGTAGTGTTTAATGTGGGCTGGATGTTGACCGAAGATTGTGATACTGTAACCACATTGGCGGTATTGGCAATGTTGACAACAACGTTTCCATTGAATGATTGTATTTCAACACGGCTGTTTCCGTAGGCAATAAATGGTCCAGGGGTTGATGTAACTCCTGTGAGTTGACTCCCGTTACCAATAAAATAGCTGGCGCTGATATTACCCACAGAATCAAAACCACCAGATCCTAGGTAAAGAGTATTGAATCGTTGTGTAGGGGTTCCAAGATCATAGACATTGTCAACTCTTGGTAAAAAGTGAGAATTAGTCTGTACAACTCCAATTCCTTTGGGGCCTAGGACGATATTGCCATTTACAACAGAAGTACTGATGGTATTATTGGCAATTTGAATATTGCTACCAACTGGTCCTGCTGTGTAAATTTCTGTGAAATTGTCGTTGGTTTTAATAAACGCGGTGCGTAACGGATCACCATCACCGTTATCGGGCTGATTTCCAACATTAATAATTTGCTGTGACATATTTTTAGCTTCCCGCTATATTTAGCGGAAAACTTATACTACATTTCAGCGTTGATTAGAATTGTACGTTACGACGTTGTATTGTGGGGCGTGGGTATACGGAGCCGCTAGTGGGCCTCACCCAATATCTTGATTGTGGCCAGGGGTTACCTGTGGGCGGGCGGTCAGGGTAGTAAGTTGATATGAGATTAGGCGCTCCGCGCAAGCTCTCAACGGGATTATTTGGGGGGCATTGAATATTGGGATCATACATCACATCACTATTAGCAAAATTCATAAGGTATGATCTCGCCTGCATCTGTGTGGTGTTTGGATATTGTTCCATGATACAGGCTATTTGCCCAGCTGTTTGAGGGCTGGCCATGCTGGTTCCAGTTAATTTGGTTAGATAATAAGCAGCATTTCTAGGATCCGGAACTCCGGCACTAATGTATGCACTCATAATGTTGGTTCCTGGATTACATACATCACACATACTTCCTGCGCTTGATGTTTCATTAAGCCTTTCGTCTACTACAGTACCAACGTTTGCGGTGACAATTACTTTGCGCCAGTTGGTGCCATAGGGTGTGCCAGCAGTCAACCACCCTGGACTAGACAATCTCCAGGTATAGCGAGTATTATACAACGGAATGATACCAAGAAATACATTGTACAATTGAGTGTGAGTATTGTTGTAATCAAGACTATTTTCATTCATCCCGGCAGAATCCCAGTTATTCCCGGCAGCTGCACACCAAATAATTCCTTCGTTGGCATCAATGCTGTCAAGTATGGCTTGAGCTGATGCTGTATCTTGTCCAGTATAGAAAAATAACGCCACACCATAAGCATCTATATAAGGTTGATATAAACTAACACCATTGTTTAAGAAGTTTGAGGTACTCCAATTACTGTTGTAAATTTGTTGATAGGCATTTTGCCCAGCTGGCGTAGTTGTAGGATAGCTTGTAGATACTCCGCGATATACTATACTGTTGCAGTAAGGAAAACTTGTTCCATTGTTTGCTATTCCACCAAACTGATTTCCATAAAGTCCAAAACTCATGTTTACAACAGTAGGATTTTTTCTACCGGTTTTGGGATTTATAGTCTTGACATTGTTATGCCAATATCTGATATAAGCCACTAGTTGCGCCAGACTTGGGGTGGTAGTTCCATTGGTTTGTTCGCCATAAGGACTAATATTATAGATAGTAGAGTCACTGGCCCATCCTTGGGTATTTCCACACATAGTACCTGCCACATGCATTCCGTGTCCGTTGTTACCGGCCGTTCCTGCCGTATAATTGTAGGTGCCAGCTGGTTCTCCGGTGACTTGTGGGTTATATGCCCACCAGTTGATTTGATTTACACGACTTCCGCCGGTGCCATCAGCGTTGCGAGCATACTCTGGATGCCCAGGTAAAATATTACCATCAAACACTACACAGTCAACATTTTTACCACTACTGGTAGTGACAATTTGAGCTGCTTGGTTGGCAGTGGCGTCGCTGCCCCATCCAGGAATCTGTGCTCGATTTGTTGCTCGTAGCAGTCCCCAATTTTTCATATCCGAGGTTATGGTACCACTTTTATCCCAATTTGCAGAATATTCATATCCAAGAGGTCTAGGTTTAATACCTGACACTTCTGGGTGCAATTCAACTGCCATTACTCTAGGATCTAATTCTAGATGTGCTGCTTCAATGATTGACAACAAATAGGTAGTACTGCGAAGTGTTGGCATGCGTTCGGCGCATTCAACAACCCTCTCAGGTGCATATCCACGAGTCCCTGTACTTTCCATCTCATCGTAGAAATTGTCTTGCTCGTCTTTGTTATAAAGAGTCACAACGTATCTAACTTTATCGTCAAGGTCTAATACCTGCAAAGGCACAGTTCCCAACATTTGCTGTGCGTAATCAGCAAGTGCATCAACGTGGGGAGTTTCTCCCAGTGTCTGCAATAAATGTGCGCTTGCATCGCTGGTGATGTCAATAGCCATATTAGAGTTCTAGTCCAAGATAGGTAAAGGTCACTGTGATAGCGCCAGTACTACCGCTGAGGTTTGTCACTGCAATAGGAATAGTGTTGCTGACTGGGCTTTCATCATTGAAGCCAATGGTTGCTGGGCTCATTAACACAACATTTGCCCCGGTTGTAATTGCTTCGGCGATAACACCTGCACCTGGTTGCGGATCTGTAGTTTGGCTTCGAGTGGCATCAGAAGTACGAGCCGCAACATTGGTATAAACTCTAATCCAACTTGCAGCTGAAGTGGTAATTTTATAAATGGTGTAACCTTTGGCCAATGTAACTGAGCCAGTGAAGTAAGCAGCGTTGGCAATACTTGAAGTGGTGATAGCAACATTGGCACGATTACCGGCCCCGCCACCGCCTGTGACAACACCAGTAAGCAACGCTCCGTTACCTAAAATATATGTTCCTGCAACATTCCCAGTTACATTGAGATTTCCGGCATTGACATTGCCTGTAACATTGGCACCTGCTGTTGCAGTTAGCAAACTTGTAAACAACCCAGTGGCACTATTGATATTTGTAGTAACTACGTTTGAAGAAATTACTGTAGTCAATGCACCGTAAGGAGCAGTTACAGCGTTACTGGCAGCAACATTATATGTTGATAGTTGCGTGGGTGTAAAAGTAGAACTGCCTACAGCAATTTGAGTAGCAACATTGAGTAACGATGAAGTAACTGTACCCGAAGCAGCAGAAAAGTTTCCACCTTCAACATTGCCCACAGCAGTGATACTACCACTGGCAATAACATGAGCACCAAAAAGATTTCCAGTAGCAACAATATTTCCACCAGAACTTATACGGCCAGCAAATGACTGTTGCCCAGTTCCAGTTGCATTGATATTACCTGTTATGTTGACAGTGATTCCGTCAATTAATTGTGTAACTGTGGTTCCAACACGATTCCACGCATTAGCACTACTGTTAAACTGATAGGTAATATTACCAACATTGGCTTGTTGACCATTGGTTGGACTTGTAGGAAAAAACGCCATTAATACCTCCCAACAGCAATGTCAATTACTTGAACGCTGTCATCTTCAATCACTCCAAGACTTTTACCAACTACACAACCAGGAACCCAAAAGTTAGAGTCAACAATTTGACCTACGCCCGGAGTGGTGCTGGTAGTAATCAAATCTCCTTTGGCAATAGGTCCTTGCACTTTACATGGTACTCGACCAGTCAATGCCAATGGTACTCCAGAAGTTTTAGTATTCATTAGATAAGCTGGGTTAGTAGAAACTACACCGGCTACTCTAGGATCATGATCATGTGTGGTTGTTGTGACGTCTTTGGAACCAAAGAATATCAACACAGTGCCTGGTTCATAATCATCATCTGATTCGTAAATTTCGGCCAAGTCAGCATACAGTGCTGATGTTGATGTGGCAAAAACTCTGTTAAAATAATTTGATGCATTACCAATATTGCCAACACCATTGGCATTTTGATTTACAATATTTCCAACTTGAAATCCATCAGCAGTAAACGATCCCACTGTGGTTCCGCCTACATTGGCTTGAATAGATCCACTGGCAGTTACTACTTTGACTAAACTGGTCCCGGACACAATTTGTGTTGGCAATGAGGTTTGTATACCAGATAAAAATGCACCATTACCTAAAACATAAGTGCCGCTGATATTGCCAGTTGCCGATGCTGTGGTACAAGCAATTGCATTTGCAGTGATTGATCCGTTGGTATCACGTTGAACTACTGTGTTGGCTGCTGTCGAAGTAGTGGCTGGCGGGGTGGCAATACCTGTGATATCAACCCATTGATCGCTGTCACCGTCATCAACATATTGATATACAATACCGTTATTGGTATTAAACCAAAAATCTCCAGCAGTTGATCCAACTGGAGTTGTGTTTTGTGCATCAAATGTTACCGTTCCACCACTGGCAAATGGGACGCCATTAGCAAAATAATAGTTGTTGGTTAAAATGTTTCCTGTGGTAATGTTACCAGGAAGAATCGCACCACTACTGGTGAGCAACATTACGTTGGCTACACCGGCAACATCCATTTGAATATTACCGGATAGATTAGGTAAATCAACTTTAGATGTACCATTTTGAATACGGTTACCTGACGCATTACCAGTTGGAATATTTGTTAGACCTGATCCATCACCAATAAACGTTCCTGTAGTGATAAAATTTCCCACAGAAGTAATACTATTACTTGTGATGTTATTTGCTGTGATATTAGCAGTGGGAAAATTTGCAGCACCTAGCACACCTAGATTATTGGCAATAACGTTGGCAGAGAGATTAATATTACCTGAGGTAATGTTTACATTGCTAGAATTTATAGCAAAAATTTCATAATCACCAGAAACTCGTTTAACTGTACCCATCTACTAGTCCTTTTGATTATTTATGCTGCGCAGAAGTAGCTCAATATCCTGATGTTTTAGATTTTTTAACTCATTAAGTTCATCGTGCCGTTGCGTAGTTGGCCCGCAAACTCGTATAAAACTTATCATGGGAAAATCTGTAATTATCGTGCGTATTTGCTTGATCCAATTGCCGGTAAATGTGGGCATATCCCCTATGCGTTTATAGAATTCCGTTCCTGCATAGACATTGTTAAATTTACCATCTGTGGTTGGCCCCATATCATAGCCTATTAGATAGATGGTATCATGCCCATCTTCGGCTGCAATACTGGCACACACAGGACCTGAGCTGTTTCCATAGTATTTCTTAGAAATCTGATGTGCCCCCCGTCCTGGAATGCAGCGGCGAGTGTAGAATCTTTTTCTAGCACTATATCCTGATTCTTGAATACGTGTGCTTATGGGCTGATCAGTTGCTATCAGCACATCAGGCTCGTATTCTTTGTACAAGGCATTGCAT